GTAGCTTCAGCTCCACCATTCAAACGATATTTGATCTCATCATTTACGCCAAGTGTAATAGTATTGGCGAAAGTGATTACAGAACCAGTTACACTTGCTGCAACTTCTGCAGTAAGAGTATTTTTAAATGTGATTTGATTTCCAGAAGTTCCCCACTGACGAGCACGAAGACGACCGAAATCGATTGTGCCTGCTTCAACAGGATCTAACAAGGCACGCACTGAAGCATTCGTCTTGAAGATGTAGAGAGCTTGTGCTCCACCAGGAATCGCACCATCAGCGCCTGGAGCAAACAAAAAGTTCGCAGCATCTACGATATTACCGCGACCGTATTTTTCACGGATCTGAGTAAGTTGATCTGGACCAAACACGTTATTAGCGATGTTGGTTTCTGCCGAGCCAGGAGCTCCTGCATCAGCTTCTCCAAAGATTGCTACAATACCGGTCGGGCTAAGAGGAAATCCTCCGCCAAGATCGATTGTAGTCTTGGAGTAAGCACCTGGTTTAAAAATGGTTGCACCATTAAAGCTTACATTAATTGCCATGAGTTATTTCTCCTGAGTCATGTTTCTGACCTAATTATAACATGGGTGTCAAGTTAGGTTAAGCTAACACAACACCGTATTTTTTTAATGCTTCATCAAATTCTGCCATCGTAGATACCATAGAAACCTTACGCCCCTTAAAGTCAGCCTTTAAGATTTCTTTTTTATGGATAGCCGGAATGACACTGCTTCGTAAAGCATACCATCCATCAAACTGCATCTTAGGCTCTTCAGCCTCAGGCGCTGCTTCGATAGCTTCTTCAGGAGCCATTTCAGCCTCTTCAGCTGCAAGCTCCATATCTTTTGCTTGTCTATTTTTCTTTGCCATTATATGCTCCTTACCTTATATTTTAACTGGTCATGGTGCTTAAATATTTAAGTCATCATCCCCATCAACGTCACCAACTCTACTGCCAATAAGCCCATCGTTAGCCGTTGTATCTACTTCATTTATATCAACATCTAGGGATGCCGACACGTCTGAGGCTGGCTCTAAACCAACAGCAGGATCTACGTTAACATTCTCAACGTCAGTAAATCTTGCAGCATCCCAGAAGTTCTGAGTGGTACAACGAAATCTAACCCAACGTGTCCAAATGTTCTCTGTCATCTTATTACTATCTTTGTTGTAGTCAGATGCACTAAAAGTATGAAGCTTCAACCCAAGCCGGTGGGCCATAAGTTTATGCTTAAAAAGAACATAGGCAACTATGTAATATAGCCAAAGGACGTGGTCGCCGGCTTTATTGGCATGTATACCAATGTCAACCATAGCCGTAAAGACACCAGTTCCTGTTTCACCCTGGTCATCAAATACCCCAGCATAGTCGCCGATAGCTGCCTTAGACTCGTCTTCGGTTTCATTAGCTAGGTGGACACTTATGCAAGGAATAACTTGGGCATTGAATGACCAAGCTTTAACAACTGGAATCTTTGTAGTAGAGAACCACTTCCATAGTTCATCTAAGTAAACTGGACCATAGTCATTATTAAGTTCATCTTGAGTAAACTGACAGAATAAATCATAAAACTCGGCCTTGTTGGCACGAAGCTGCTTGATGCCATAATCAAGCACTTTTTGAATTACGATTTCTGGCATAACAAAAGACATTTAAAAACTCTCCTCATAACTTCTTATGATTCCAAGTACAACATTATCGTAGTCAGCTAAAAGTAAGTTATTTACCTCAGCTAGGTCCTCAGTGAAGTCTTTTTTCTTCTCTGGCAGAACCCATTGGGTCTGACGATTCTGTTTACTAGTTGCTGTCCTAAAATTCACCTTTGAATTCTTTGGCGCAACCCTATTATACTGAGTAACCGCATTTTCATATCTTTCTGCTGAAATTGCTTTCTGGGCATCAAATATGTTTGAATAAATTGGCGGCTTTCTTTGGCTACTGTTTCCACCAACTGGAATAATCTTATAAACTCCACTACCATCTTTCATTGGCTTAGCACCTCTTGCAAGGAGCTTATCTAGCATGGGCATTGGAGGGTCTGAAAAGTCTGTTGACCCAGATGTTGTATCAATGATAAATGCATCAGGTCGAGGACGAAGTTCGTTAATGAACTCAGGGGAGTCTTTCTGAACACCAGATTGAATCGCGACTTCCATTGCAGAATCTAAACGCTCTTTTAAAGCAAAAGAAATTTCTCTCTCTGCTTTATGTGCAATATCATCCACAAACTGATCATCTACTCCGCGACTTCGCAGCGTAGCTTTTAATCTTTCTATCTCAAGGAATATATTAACCATTAGACTTCTCGCGCTTCACAGCTTTTGCTCGCATGTCGTGCAAAAAGTTCTGTTTCTCAAGGTCAGTCCAGTCAGAACCGAAAGTAATCTTAATTGCTCCATTAGGAGAGATCTCAACTTGAGGGCGCGGAAGGTAGGGATAGTTTTCGTCATGAATGCGAGCTGCATTTGGACGGTGTACTGAGTATGCGTGCACAACTTCAGGACCCTTACCCATATCATCGATTTTACTTTGAAGTTCTCTTAGTTTACTTTCAAGTTCATCAATTTCATTTCCTGCCATCTCAGCAAGATTATTGTGTTTTTCAGATATTGTTTGAACAACTTCTTCAAGCTTATCAAACAACTTCATGATGCGTGTTTCAACCTGTTGCAAATCTACTGCAACACCATTACGAATTTGTTCACGAATTGTTTCCATCTCTTGATAGATGTTTCCAATATTGTGACGCTTATAATTTTCAATTAGAGACTGAACTCCACCATGTACAACATCATCATCCATGGCATCATCGTGAACGCTATCAAGGAATGATTCATCTTCTGGCATATACCACTCAAATACAGACATTAGTGCTGCAGTGAGTTCAGGTAATGATTTGTTAGTGAATTGATATACCATCTTATGTCCGTCATTGACGCGACCAGAATATACATCGTTCATGTGTTTACGAATAGAAACTACATGAGTATCTATAGTGATATCTTTAAAATCTTCGTCACCCATATCCTTAACTTCATCACGAAGTTTACGGAACATACCATTACCAACGAGTTTAAGGGCATCACCGTGGGTGACTTCCATAACTGCGTCAGATCTCTGACGAATAATATTTTTCTCAAGTTTTTCTATTGCAACCATGCCTTGAAGAGACTTACCAAGTTTGGTGCGTACAAATTCTTCTAAGGGTTTATGGCAGCAGTCACGAAGATCATCCCAAGGGATTTCTGAGGGATCAAACCAACGTGGTGATTTGATTTCATCGGTGGATTTTGGTTCACCAGTAAAAGACTCAATAAGAAACACCGCACACTCATTGCCATTCAGTTTACCTGACCAGACTTTTTGAGGATTGCGACCATTAATGCCCATCTCTTCTTTTAGCTCTCGTAAGGCAGTAATTTCTTTGCTGCCATCACCAACATCCATGTGTCCACCAGCGAAGGCTAATCCGCCAGTACTGTGACGACCTAAAAGGATCTGATTATTATCATTCATTACGATAGCTGCTGCAGCATGACCTGTATAGCTATCTTCAAAGGATTTCTTTAGTTCTTTCTTAGTTTTCTTTCTTTTCTTGCGCTCTTCTTTAACGCGTTCTTTATCTTTAGCGTGGTGCTTTTCACCCCAAGTTCCACCACGATCTTCACCGTGTTGTTCAGGGGCATTGCCACCGGGGGATGAATATTTTGCTGCTACAGATTTAGGTGGGGTGCCTCTACCGCTGCTCTTAGACGAGTCTACTTTGCCATGTAAAATGGCTTGCATCATTCGGTATTGTTTGCGTGACACGGCTTGTGGCATAGTTAATAGGCTCCCGTTAACTCGATAGGATCATTATAACTCATATCTGCAGTTAACTTAGGGGACAATTGGATTAGCAATCTTTTCACCTGAACCTACCATGAAATCACGTCTAACAAGTATCTGCTGCGGCAACCTACGAGCTGTTTTTACTCCACCAATTAACTCCTGCGTGATTCTAAGTTCTCTAAGTGATTGTAATACGACATAAACTGGGTTGGCAAAGTAAGCCCAACCTATAACCTCGCCGCGCTCATTAGCTGTGTCATAGAAAGGTTCTTTACCAGGAATCCACTCAACTTCGCCATTTACTGTGATATTGAAGTCAACACCAAGCAGATAGAACTTTTGAACTCCATCGGTGATAGATGAAGCATATTCTACATTCTTAATTGGATACCGTAGATCCTGAAGACCACCTGGTCTTGGCTCATATCCTTTAAGTTCCCAAAGTCTAACAGTAAAATCAGGAAGTTCTAATTTATCATAAGTGTTAAAGTCAGCTTGCGCTGTATCTGGATATTCGGTGGGAAGTGTGACAACCGCAGTTCCTGTTTCCCAAACGCCATGTGCTTCAAAGGTTTTCTCAATCGAATTGCCCGAAAATACTCCCCAGATTTCTTTTGAATCATAATACAAAATTCCACTATCATCACAGAAAGGGCAATCAGGTTGGTGCGCTTGAAATGTAGTTGATTCAACGTTCATACAAGGAATTGCTTTATGATGAATAAAGCGAATACCACGCTGACTAAGAAGTTGATCAAAGCTAGCACCCTTAATAGACGGATCAGGTAGCCACATTGGCATTGGTGACTGAGTCGACGTGGTCGATGTAGCAGGCGGCGTAGGATATTGTTTATTCGGTTTTTCCATTGACATACTCAACTATTATACCTGAACACTGATTGAACGTTCTAAGTTGTTACCCCTGTATAATATCTATGAGATCCGAAACAAATGGGGATTATGAACAGCATTTTGAACAAAATCATCTTAGCAGACGGCAGTTGTACCCAGTGGGCGAGTCCCTCGGTATGTCAACAATGCCCATTAAGCAAATTAAGAAAAAAACCCAATGGAACCTACCTTAGTTGTATAGAAGCACTCGGAGTGCAAAATATGACAGAGGAAGAGGCCGATGCTAAGTATAAAGAAGTAGCAGCTCGTATTCTCTTAGATGAAGCAATAGATGAGATATTGGGGGAGTCCAATGTCTCTGAGTAAAAACGACGCCGATGTCTTAGAGCAGATCGTTCAGCTCGATGGCAAATGCATGGATTCCCAAAGGTGCCCACGATGTCCTTTCAGAGGGATGTGTATTCCGGAGTTTATTTTTCCAAATCCACCAACGCAGCAACAAAGAGCTCAAATGGCATTAAATGTCCTTGCGCATCATGCTCTTATAGACGAAGAACCACTAGAGGCAACAGAATATCAGTGGGACAAAAAGTAACCACCGATTTATTCCTTAAATCGAAGCAAGAAACCGCCAAGTATAACTTACTCATGTTCATGGTAAAACTCATGGGCAACAAGATATACTCGAATCAAATCTAAAGAACCTGTTATAATAAAGATACCAACCTTGGTAACCTAGGAGGCAACATGACTAGACTTATATCAAATCAATCAAACGTTGCCTTGCCATCCGAAAACAAAGGGAGTACTTATGGAAAAGCGTCAAGCGCGCCCAGTCCACATTCGTTTCAACAGCACAAAAGAGGCAATCGATCTGTATTATCAAATCGAGTTGAAGTACTTTCTAAAGAAACTACTCTATTCTCACCACACTCGCAGAGTATAATTATAGTCTATGACCCGACGAGAGATCCCACCACTACATGAGATAGCTAAGCTTGAACTAAAATTCAAGCTTATGTTCTTTCTTCGTGATCTTGGGATCAAATCTGCTCGTGGACCTGCCGACGTTATTTGGAAACACTATATGTTTATTCTCGGTGAATTAGCTGTGGTGTATGAAAATAATGTTCAATAGGATTTCAGCAGATCAAGTTAATTCGGTTCATGGTCTATTCTTATTCCTCCACAGATTAAAGGTTATCGGGACGGTCTCTACAAAGACCGTTAGTACACCTTTGACTGAATTTGGGAAACCAAGAGTTTACTCTTTAGTTTACGAAGGATATGATCCCTCTACTAGGGGAGTTCTATCCGTAGATGATAGGTTGAAGGCTTTCTTTAATAGGGTTGTTGACCGCGACGAGCCTTATAACGAACAGTTAGAGTAGTATCGCAGACGTGATCTTGGCTGGCTTCAACATAAGTATAGCCGATGCCTAGTTTCTTAAGCAATAACATTAAATGATATGTGTGTATGGCAGAATCTTCTTCTTTGTTGTCCCATTGATAATGATAGGTCATGCGGCGTCATCTCCATCTCCCCATCTATGAGGGAGAGGTTTCTTGAATCCTGCTTGCATTCTAAGAATAGAAGTTATTCGCTGCATCTTTATGGCAGACTTGATTCCAAGTTTGGCTAATAATCTAATGAGTCCTGCCTCTGGCCTTATCATGTTCCAATTGTACCTTGGGGATTTTTGGTAATAAAAGTTTTATGTATATTATTATAGTCTATAGTGTAATATAATGTATATTTGATGCTCTCTAAGCCATTGAAAATACTGTGATGAAAACATAACAGCCATTATAATGTACATTAAGCAGTTTTAAGGATCAATTGTAAACGTTATACTGCCATCGTCACAGAACCAGTATCGAGCTTTACCCTTAGTAAAACCCTCTTCTATTCCTGTAGCATGGTGCTTCCACCCAAGCAGGGTGAGGATCAAACACATGAAAGCATATCGTTCTTTGGAGACCATCATAGCTTACCTATCTTCATAGCATCATAGATGTCCATTGCAGCACATGGATTAATATGCTTCTTGAAGCGGTTATCTAGTTTAGATAAGAACCTAATAAGGTTGGCTCGTCGTTGAGACTTACGCATCTCGACTTCTACATCTAGAAATGCCTCCAGAACTGAACCCACTTTAAGATCCTCTAGGTCTGTCTTACTTAAAACAGAACCCATCATATCTTGCATGATCTGATTGAATGATTTAGGTGAGATCGGCAACCCAAGCTCCAATTACGATTGCAACAGCAATCATTGCAACACTAATCGACAGACCCAATGATAGGAAGAGGGTCAGAATTGTTAATAGCATATGCAACTCCTTGTGCGAAAGCTACTTGCTTTCCGTTAATCTTAAGTATTGCCCTTGCACCTGTCGCCAAGATAATTGGTTCAGGTGGTCTAGCGCTCTTAATGTTTAATTTTACCAATAGTGTCTTTAACCTGTGAATCGCTTCTCGCTGGTCCCATGTCATTGGGTCTTTCATGGTCGATACCTCATGATGATGTTCATGTGCTTCTCGCGGTTGAGAATCTTCAGCTTCAGAAGAAATCGAATCAGTGCCCTAGAGACAACCTCGTCTGGTTCAAATGAAGGTTTTCTATTTACGTACTTAGACATCTCTTCCTCTATAAGGAACAAGCTCGACATATTCTTGGTAAAGTGAAACCACTGAAAGTGGTATCCAACTTTTGGGCACCGGTGGCGTAGACGTTATCATTGTCAATGCATGAGATATTTTATGTTGCCGAATGCCGACTACTTTAAGTTTAACCAATAGATCAATAAGACTTGCAAAGCTCCTATGTGAATACAACGCTGGTTTAATCATCTGTGAAATCGAGGGGGCCCCTTGCCTATTGCAACCTAGTGAGTTAGACATAGTTACTTACTCTTTTTCCAAAGTTTTAAATGATTCGAATTAAAAGTAACACCCTTAAGTGTAGCTGAAAGACTCTCCACCTGAAGAGGTCCACCGAAAGCAAGTCCTGCATTTCTGGCGCTCTTGATACCGAGCTTGCTTAGAAGTTCTCTTAGAGCCCATGCCTGCTTCGTATACTGTGGAGCAAACATAGCCTTTTCGAGAGACTCACATAAATATCTTGTAGCATCATGTACATGATCGTCTTTTTTCATTTAGTGATTATACACACTAATCGCCGACGCCAGGGTTCCGTTCGTTTGCAACGCTCTCCATGTTATGAGCGGGTTTTGCGGCGTTCTCCCAGTTGATGCCCTTCTTCTTTCCGGCACTCATGCCTCCACGAAGAGAACCTTTGGTTCCA